CCACGCTTGTGGTCCAACAATATAGATCCCGTTCTCAGTAGCGGTGTTGTTCTTTACAAGAACACGATTACCCTCTTCAAGCAATATGCCGTCGATTGTCTGATACACTTTTAGCGCGTCGACATTTTTGATTTTGCCCTTGACCCCTGGTGATCCTGTGAATACCACGTTGTATGTGTATGACAAGAAGACAGAGTCGATGGCAAATGAATCGCCGGCAGCAAATGAAGTGTTCCCAATCCAAACACCAAGACTGTCATACATCGGTTCACGAGAAACCGTGAACGACAACAGTTCAACTTCATCACCAAGAGAATTGGTTACCTTGAATGTGAAGTTGTCTTCGAATGCTTGTTCAGTCGTCGCTGGTTGAAGAGTACAAGCGTACGAACTCATGCTAGACAAGACTTGATTCGACCCTGCGCCGCCTGCCCAAGTGTAAAAACTACCAAGTGAATTGTCGGCAGACACAACGAATGTAGTTGGCGAGGTGAACGTGAGCGTAAAACTTTGATCGTCGAACCCAGACCCAGTGAGCACAACTGGTTGTGTCGAAGCAGCAACAACATTTAGTTTATCGAGATCGCTTGGTTGTGGACGAGCGATCGTGTAATATTCTGGCAGCAACTCAGCATTCCACGCCATTGCTGGAACAGCAGGAATCGCCTTAGCAACCCAGAAGTAATTGTAAAAATTGGCAAAGCGATCAATGTCGATTGGCGGCAAATAGTTATTTGCTTGCGAGTACATCCAACGCAGATCATCCGTGTTGATGCCAAGGACTTTAGCACGATTGATAATGTCTTGAACAGTGAACGCATGCTTTTCAGTTCCGAGAGAAAAATTCAGAACAGGAATAACGGCATTGATGTCACGTTCAACGGTTGGTTGCGGTACGCGCGGGGCGTGATCATCGTGAGACGATGGTTTGCGCCCAACATAACCATAAAGAGGAATGCTCTCGTCGTGAGTCATAAAGCGATTGAACAAATTGTCAATCAGACCCTTAATGACCTGGTTCCGCAGGTTTTGCGGAACGTATTGTGTGAGGTCGTTGAAAGGAATGCTGTAGTCTAGTTTCTGCGCCATTAGTCGTAACCAATCATATTGATTGTGTATTTACGAAGAATGGCGATTCTAAAAAATTGGGTTAGGTTTTGACCAACTCGAAGGTGTCGTGTGAATCTCGTTTTGCGATCTTAAGTTCATACCCTTTTAGGAATCCCTTAAGACTTCTTTTGATCAACTTCTCGTATACGATAGGTCGAACATCGTCCTCTGATTCTTTTTCTGCAGAGAACGAAATCGACAACGGGTGGTAGAGTTGAACAAATTCTGATAAACTTGACAGAACAAACCCAAAGACTTTGAACTCGCCGCCAGACCCAGTAACAGCGTAAGTGCCGCGTCCTTTGTCATCTAGTTCTTCAAACTCAATCAACCACTCTGTTGGCGAATATGCCGACGCGCTGAAAACAACAAGTCGGTCATTAATTCGCTTTTGCGTTTTGAATAGTTTGTCAGAACTAGCAATCAGTTTGTAATCAAAAGATTGTGCGGCAATTTCTGTTAGAAGCATATTACTTTGATTGTCGAATCACAGTTGGTGTCAGCGCCTCAACGACAATGATGTCTCCGAGTTCAGCAGCGGATTGAAGGATCTCATCAACACCAGATTCAACTGTGAATAGCGACCCAAACGAGTTTGTGCTATACACTGGGACGAGAACAACTGATGCCACATCAGCAGGCAGGCGCTGGTGAATAAGACTGATCAATTCAGTAGCATAGAATGTATCGCCAAAGTCCCATCCATCGATGTCGAAGAAGGTATTGATAACGTTTAGAATTTCTTCTTTGATTCGTTCATTTGTCAGAGTTGCTGACTGAGCACGAACAACCTTGAACTTAGCGCGAAGTTGCGCTTCAGCAAGTCCGCCGAACAGCAAACGAAGTTTTCCTGGGTGGAGAACTACTGTGTCTGACAGCATCTTGCTTTCTAGCAGGTATCCATAGCTGTTTCGAAGTTCCAATGGCGTCGGTGCCGATGGCGCTGATGTGCTAGTTCCACGAACATAACCAATCACATTGTCGTAATACCCGCGTGTCATCACATAGGCATCGTGAATGTTTGTCACGGATGGATCAATGATGTTTGTGTGCGGTGAGTAATGTTGCCACATGAAATCTAGACCAGAGTTTCCTGATCCGTCAAGCTGAGGCATACGAAGATTTCTTCCGTAGATCAGAGAATTATCCACAGTTGATCCTGGTGTCCAAGCGCCAGGCGTTGTGTACGGGTCACTAGTCAGAATAGTTTCTGGCACCCCAAGCAAGAAGTACTCATAGCTATCTGCAGCAAATGTTTCAAACTGAAGCAAACGATCAGGGATCAAGTCGCCAGAACCGTCTTCTTGTAGAAGGTCAGTTGGAACGATTTCAAGTTTATTGAAATTAACGATGCCATCAGAATCGGCAACAGCGCCAACCACATCATACACTTGATTCTTTTTGATTGGAACACCGCTTGTATCAAGATTGCTTCCAAGAACCTTGATATTGTCGAACACACGCTTCTTGGTCTGCCCGTCAAGCAACTGGTCAACAGAGTTATACCAGAATTTTGTGGTATCTGATTGAACTGTAAGTTTCAAATCACGGTGATGAACTTCATACCCAATAACATTGTTGCTTGGCGCTTGAAGAATCTTACGAACAAAAATAACCCAGCTGTGCTGTTTGTTAGCGTCATTTGCTGTGGTGAAAATTTGAGCATCCAACATGCCTGTCGCATAAGCAGGCATATCCACCGCCGGCATGACTTCCCACCATCCGTCAAGATTGATTGGGTACGCGCCCCATGAGCGAGTACCAAATACCAATTCACCAGATGAATTTGTCTCAAGAATAAAGGCATCACCAGCAGCAAGAACAGGCGATCCATTAGACACCGTAAACATTTCAGCACTTGCCGAGAATCCAGCTGGCGTGATATTGTAGGCATTACCAATCTTTCCAGATGGGAATGATCCACGAAGATTAGAGCGAACTGCCAATGATTGGTTATCTGCCTGAACTTCAATGGTCCAGACTTCTCCAGGCAACCAGTAAGAATTTGCCAACCACGTTGATCCTGCCGTATTAGCAGTTGTTAGGTCGATCGTACCATTGCCAACGCGTTTCATCAAACGATTGTAGCGAAGTCCAAAGTAGTTTTGAACCGCAACAGGTTGTAATCCAGACCCAATATCTCCTGGCGGATAACGATTTACACCGTCAATTGTTCGTGGCAATGTAGCATCATAGATGCGACTGTCGTCTTCTGGGTAGAGACCTGGGTCAGGAATAACACCCATCAGAACATTGCTTGAATCGAGGACTTGCGACAGGGGTTCACCGTACCAGTGACGATCGATCAAACCCTGCATAGCAGTTTTTTCTTTTAGTGAACCATCACCGGCGCCGAGAACAGCAACCTCGGTCCCGTCCTTATCAAAGTAACGTGACCCGCGATTGTCCTCAATGAACTTGCGTCGTGGCGAGCTAACGATCCCATATGTATCAGGGTCACCAGCAGAAATGTGAAGCAGCGTGTTGACAACACCAGAAGTCTTCAACAGCGGTTCAATGACCTCGTCGATCAATGACTTACCTGACGCCGATGTTGTCATCGTGTTCAGAGTAATCTGATAACGCATAGCGAGATCATCGCCAAACAACTTGACGTTCTCGTATTGTCCAGAAGCATCGTTCCAGTCAATGTATTTTGGTTGTCCTGCGAATGTGCGATTGATTGTCTTCAAACGAAGAATCGTAGGGTCCTTCAGCAAGAACGTGTTGTAATCTTGCCCATTGACCATACGGTTCTGAGCATAGTATGTAGACGGAGCAGAACGACGAATGTGTTCGATCGATTCTGTTGCCGATCCATTCTGAAGAGTTGAAGTCAGACTGAATGTTGCCGAGCAAGTTTCGAGATTGCCAATTGCCGATGTGTACGTAAATCCAAGTGCCTCATTGACAATTTTGTTCTTCTGAATCACCAGACTTCTGTTTGCTGATTGACGCATCCAGAATCTGAATTGCCCTTGCGGCGCATCTGAGAAATCGCCGTCACCGAACACTACGGCGATCTGATCGTTTTCGCGAGTGTCAACTTCAAACTTCTTACGAGTGGAACGGTTGTCATTGAAGACAAGATTCTGCTCGCTGATCGTGTCGACTTGCTTCCAACGCTCTGCGATGGTGCCATCTTGATTAATCTTTTGAACCCACACGTCTGTGTGATTGACGTTTTGCGGCAGGAATTCTACACGACGATCTGGGAGAACATCAGCAATGTCATAATCGATTCGAGCAAGAACACCCTGCTTCGTGAACATCAGGAAACCTGTGTAGTCTGAACCATCGCCAATACCGTCATTGGCATAGATGATTGACAACGATGAAATCAAATCTGGTTCACGCTCGAATGGACCGTTCTCATCAATGTCAGCTGGAACAACTTCCATTGGAAATGATTCAATGCCGGTAGATGCGCTGAATGGGAACACGCCATTACGCAACGATGCTGGGTCATTCTTCAATGAGTAAAGATCCATAACCACATCGCCGACTTGTGTTGTCTTTTGTGGTTGCCCGAAGCGAGTTGAAAGAACGCGATTCATAATCAGAATGAACTGTTCTTTCCAATTAGCATTGTTTGGATCGTTCCAAGTGATTGTCAGACCCGAAAGATTGATGCCGCGACTATCAACAACGTTCTCAGATGTTGAGATGGATGTCAGTTTAACAAGACCACGAACAGGAATGTTTCGTGTTGCCTTGTATGAGATCAACTTTGCGAGACGAAGAATCGATTGCTTACGTTGTGCTGTCGTGATAAAGTTCTCGTGCGAGACCATATCAATGCGGTAAGCAATTTGCTCAGCAACATATGCGAACATTTCCAGCATCGCAATATATTCAGACGACTGAATGTAGTCATTGAACTGCTCTGGATAGTAAGTGCGCGTGTAATCAACAAGCGATTGCTTGATGCTATCGAAATCGTAGGAGACGAAACTTACGGCAGAAAATGCCTGATAAATCTTGTCCCAAGACTCTGCCGTGTACGTTGTTCTTAATGCCATGAAATTATCCGAGCTGTTGTAGCATCTATTTATGTACTTGACGAAGTGTAAGGGTTGACAGCTTTAAGTTGGCAACTTAGAATCTGGGATCGACCCTTTTTGAACTAACCACATACGGTTAGAACCTGGACGATTTTTGAAACCATATCGGCGATAGAATGCCTGAAGGCGACGAATCTGCTGCTCTTCAGAGTCCTTTGATCCGTGGTTCTTTCCGAGATTTGGAACTGGGTCGAGGAAGATTAGCTCTGCTTCCTTTGCCGCTGGTGATGCGAGGAAGTCCTTCATCATCTTGTCGCCAAGTCCTTTGCCGGGTTCATCGGCGTAGATCCCGCCGAGTTCTAGAACTCGTTTGCTGTATCCTTTTGGAATGTACCCTTCGAACTCTTCGTCTTCAAGATCATCTTTCCAGTTGTAGTGAAGTTCACCGCCCTTGTATTTTTTGTGCTCTGACTGACTCTCATGAAGACCATCCATCGGTTTCAAGCGCTTAGCAAAAAGGTTATAGGTAAAACTTGAATTCCGATTGTGTGGCGAATTAAACGGACTGTCTCTCTTTTGAACAATGTAATCGCTAGCAAGTCGTTTGATCATTCGCTCATACAAACTAACACGCGAACCGTCCTTGATCTTTGATTCAAATGAAATGTACTCTGGGTCATATTCAGCAATAAAGGATCTGAAGCAGTCCATCACGAACTGGAATACTTTGAATTCATTCCCTTTGCCGGTAATGTCGAATGTGTCTTCGCCACCATCATTGCCCGAGAACTGAACGATCCACACATATGGTTTTGTTAGTCCGTGAATCATTGCGTAACTTTTTGAGACCGACTCGCGTTCGGCAAGAAACCGAATTTCAAGATCTCCAATCTGTTTGCCAGCAGAGTATTGTTCGGACCCTTTAAATGTCGGAGTGTCTGGACCTGTTTTCGGTTTGTCGAACAGTTCGAATATTTTCATATTATGATCCTACTGGAAAACTTAGTTTCAGCGTCTCTGCCGTTGCGAGCTCAAGGTATTCAATATCGACTAGGGCAACAATCGCGTTGTTGTCAGGCATAGGCAACATCGCAATGTCAATCAACTTGACACGCGGATCGTAATTGAAGACCTTTGTCAGGTCTTCCTTAATAATTGAAATGCTTGTTTGGTCCAGCGGTTCAAATGCCATCAATGGGATTCGCGTTCCAAAATCTGGTAACATCACGCGCTCACCAGGAATAGTGTAGATGTGATTTAGCAGGTCCCGCTTAATCGTTTCGATGTTAGCTGTGCTGAAACTCTTGCCGCGATTGTCAATATGACTCTGCGTAGAAAATCCACGGTAGAGCGATGATCGTGCTGTTGTGGTTGCCATAGTTTATTCTTTCCAGTTTGTTTGTCCAGAAGCGACGAAGCGACTAATCTTATTGCGATGTGTCCCAAGTGCACGCGCCGCCTCTTTTATACTGCTGTAGCGAATGTTGTTTATTAACACAGACTTCTTTTTTGCGGCTTCACGTTTATTGATTGTCTCAATCGAGTGGTTTTGTCTCTTACCAATATTTGAAGCTCGCAAATTTTCTCTGTGTTCTTCGGCAAGCGGTTTATTCTTAAACCTAGCAGACATCAATTGTCTTTGTTTTATTGAAGGAATTCTTCCTTTACTAGCATTTGATATTTTCGTTTTAGCATCCTTAGAATGCTTTCGCCCAAAGAATGGATTTGCCTGTCCATACATCCCTCCCTCGCCGCCAACAACTAAATTCATACACCGTTTATTTTTGAGTAAGTCCTCGTTGACTATTTCTTTTTCAGCAGCCGATAAGTTTTCTCTGCTCTTTTCAAACTTAAGGACTTCTCTGATGTGGAGATCTTTCCCGTATTTTTTAATAGATTTTGATAGTAACTTTCCAGAACCGAGGTACCCATCATTAAGATCATCGGTGCTATGCATCCCGATATAAAATCTTTTTGTTTTAGTACAGGTAGTCCTGTAAATGATGTGAAATTTTTTCATGAGCCCTTAAGGTTTCCAATTCTTCCCTCTATTTATAGCAGAAAGTGGTCTCTTCCAGGGTTCGTGACTCGGCGAAATGGTTGGTCCTACAGCGCAAGGTGCGGCAGGGGCTCCTGGACCGTTCAGGTGAATCGTGGATGCTGTCTGTAGCATTGCCCCGCCAGCGAGAATATTGAACGCTCCGCCAGATGTCAAATTGACGCCACCGTCACCTGAAAGCGATACATCTCCACAAGCAGACATCCGCGCATATCCCTTGGCGCCGATATTCACATTGCCGCCAGCAGCGATGTTCACACTACCAAGTGCTTGAATGTTAAAGTCTTTTCCTGTCGACATGCTAATCGAATCGGCACCATAAACGTTGACATGTCCATCTTGATCCAATTCAACCCAAGTCTTACCGTGTGCTGTTGAAATGTAAATACGCTCGTTGGCATCATCAAAAATTACCTGATGACCCTCTGCTGTTTTGATTCGAACTCTGGCAAATCTTGGATCGTCTTGCATGATGATCGCATGGCGACCTGGGGTGGTAATCGAGTAGGTCTGCGGATCAAGATCCCCAGCACCTTCATCTGCCACTTTAATCACGCGTGACGAATATCCTTCATTTGTATCCTTCTGATCTGCTGCTTGAGCGACTTGACGTTCGTACGCACCTCGGGTACGTGAGATTGAACTTGCTAAGTCACCCTGGAATTGTGCCTTCAGATTAGATGTCTGCGGTTCAATCAATTCAAAAGTGTCTGATGTTGGGGCGCCAACAGAATTTCTACCAGCAGGTAGCGATCGGTTACCATGATCACCGAATATCGATCCCATGTAAACACGTTGATTGTAGTCGCCATAGAGGAACGAGATCAGAACTTTGGCGCCGATCTTTGGGATTGCCCAAACTCCATATGAAACAGGTCCAAGTGATTTACCAGATGTTCCACCAGCAGGATAGTCATGTGCTTGTCCAGCAAGTGGACTAACGTACACTGCCCATGGCAGTGTAGTGATGTCAACGTTCTCACCATCGATAGACGGGCACCATACCTTCATTCGCCCCATCTCTTGAGGATCAGAAGTATCGACTACAACGCCTTCGATTAGATAGAGCGAATTCATTCAGTTATGCCTTTGATATTTTGTTGCCAGATCCGAAAATATTATGTGAGTACAGTTCAATCTCCTGTGTGAACATCCCACTTGAAATAGTATTCGAAAGTTTAAAGATCGTGTAGAAGTTATCAGACAAAACACTTGACGCGTACGGCGACCCATCATCAACTGGTTCATTAGTTCTGAAATCCACATTCGGACCTTTGATATTTACACGAGCGAAGACCGGTGATACAGCATACGACTTGTCGCTCAACCCAGTGTTCTGCATCACAAACGTTCCGCCGTTATTTGAGAACTGACCAGGATTCGCCTTAAGAATATCTTCTTCGAGTTTGGCACGATAAGCGCTCTTGGATGCCGAGGTACCATCGCTCTGCTTTGACCCTGCTACTTCTGGAACGTGTTCAAGAATTCTACCCATATTGAACTTATGCATAATCAATGGGTTGCCTTTGATTGTCATCACAACTGTGATAGGCGATCCGGCATAGAACGTTGAGAGGTTCTTCGAATACTGCTGCGACTTGGCAATGATCTCTTTTGATTTTTCGCTTTGAGCAATTGTGTATTTGCTGAAATTCATCAATGCCGATTCTGAGTCGAGCGGCATCACCAGCGGATCAAATGGGCGAGCGTAAATCAAACTGTCAGCATCTTCGCCATTTGCTGTATTTGTGGCGTTTGTATTACCATTGCTATCGGAAACACC